GCGCCAGTTCAACGGGTATGCTGGCAAAAGAGAAACGCTCAGCGAGCTCAAATTCCCTTTGCCGTTCGGGATTACGCCATTTCGCGTCCTTGAGCAGGAAAACCATCTGCCGCGGTATTGGCGCTGCGGCCACCGGTTGCGGCTCCGGCGTTGGCAGCACGGCCGGGGCGCGCCCGGCAAGCACCTCGCCTGCCCGGAAACGAAGTTGAAAGGCAATATCGGCATAGGCGGCCGGGATTTGTGTTTCGATCTCTTTGAAAAAGCCAAAGAGGCCGATACCTTCGCCAACCACCGGCTTTGCCAATTCGCCAACCGCGGCACTGTCGCGAAGCACGTCGGCCCAAAGGGGGATTAACTTTTCAAACTTGTCCGCTCGAGCGTTTAAGTCCCTCGCGGTGCTCTCACGCACGGCGCGATCTTTCTTCTGCGCCTGATCAGCCTCAATGGCGGCAATCTCAGCGCTGATCGCCCCAACCGCGATGGTGAGAGATTCAATCCTATCCTCGGCAGCCCGCAATTCTTGCTCGGCAGCATCAAGCAAGTCCGAACCCTCGATCGCGGCGGCGTCGCGCGCCTCGCACGCCCGCGCAAGACGGCCCCTGGCTAAGCGGTCGCCAGTGTGACATTAGGCCTGTTTGGGCGCTCGGGTCCGTTGGCGCTATCGCATCGTTCCCGGTGCTGCCCGGTATTGACGCTTTAAGCATTCACGCCGAAGCGGGCGGCCCTAGCGCGCGGGCCATAAATGAATGCGGCAAGCGGTGGGAACAATCCGGCCGCGAAGTTTATAGGCTCTCGCCAAAGACAGGAAGCGACCTCAACGATGCACTGTGCGGGGTCTCACCATGACGAAGTTTGCACCGCCGCCCGGCGCCGAAAAAATCGTGACGATGGAGCGGTTCAAGTCCGAACCATTCGACTCGCGCGACCTCGATTATTTTCCGCCGGGCGAGCCGGTTCATCTCGGCAATGGGCATGATGCGAAGGTGCCAACATTTCGAAGAATTATCAATCCCGCCGATTGGGAAGGCTTGCCTGTCCCGCCGCGCGAATGGATCGTGCCTGAGTATGTCCCGCATAAGACCGTCACCCTGCTTTCGGGAGATGGCTCGACAGGGAAAAGCTTGCTCGCACTCCAGCTATGCGCCGGGCGCGCCCTAGCATCCGAGTGGATTGGGCTTCTGCCGGAACCAGGACGATCGCTTGTTCTATCGGCGGAAGACGATGGCGACGAAATGCATCGACGCCTCGAGGATATCCGCAATTTTTATGACGTTCGCATGAACAACCTCACGGACATTCGGCTTGTGGATCTTGTCGGCGAGGATTCGGTTTTGGGTTTGCTCATGAAAGGGCAAATCGAGCCAACCCCGATGTATCACGCGCTTGACGCCTACATGGCTGGATGGAAGCCGAGCCTGACAATTCTCGACGTGCTCGCGGACATGTTTTCCGGCGATGAAAACAGCAGGCCGCAATCGCGTCAATTCGTCGGCCTTTTAAAGAAGCTCGCGCGCAAACACGGTTGCGCCTTTCTGTTGCTTTCGCACCCGAGCCTAACCGGCATGAACACAGGCACCGGCATGAGCGGCTCGACCGGATGGAGTAACGCCGTCCGCTCAAGACTCTACTTCCAAATGGCTAAGGCGAGCGACGGCGCGGAACCGGACAAGAACTTGCGCACTCTCGAGGGTATGAAAAGCAATTATTGTCAGGCCGGCGGCAAGATCAATTTGAAATGGGAAAAGGGCCTTTTCGTCCCTATCCAAGGACCGGCCGGGCTCGACAAGCTTGCCGCCGAGGCAAAGGCGGATGACGTTTTCCTTACCTTTATCGCCAGATTCCAGCGGGAGGAGCGCGACGTTTCGCCAAGCCCGAGCGCGACCTTCGCACCAACTGTTTTTAGCAAAGAAGCCGATGCGGGAGGCATGTCGAAAGACGTTCTTGCAAGCGCAATGAGCCGCCTTTTGAAGGCCGGGAAAATTAAAATCGAGAAATTCGGGCCGCCATCCCATGAGCGTAAACGGCTCATTTTGGCGGATGGAAATGCTGATGCTTGAGCTTTCCAACGCTCTTCCAACGCCCCTTCCAACGGCCTTCCAACGCCTTCCAACGCCTTCCAACGGGGTGTGTGTTCCAACCCCCTTATACCCCCTGTCCAGTCGGAACAGGCCTGGACCCTTAGAAGGGCCCGCCTGTCCGGCGGGGACTGCGAAACTGAACCTTTACGGTAAAGACAGGCGTTAACTTAACAGGAAAGGGTGCAAAATGGGGACATCGAGTGCCGACGTGGTGCCGTTTGGGAAATATCGCGGGCAGCCTTTGGCGGTCATGATGGCCGACCAGCAATATTGTGAATGGTTGGCGTCGCAAGGATGGTTCGCTGAAAAATCAGCGCCCACGGAACCAGGAGTAAGCAACCCAGCAAGCGAACAGCGCGAGAAGACCAATGATGATGTTTGATGTGAGTGACGACGTGTCAGGCGCCTTCCCCAGATTTCACAGTCTTGACGTGTAAAATGGCTATGATAAATGCATGCGAACTCCGCACGGATGCATGCACAATGGCAGTCGTTTTTAATACCAAACGGCGACCGATTGGCAAAGTTACACCACACATAAGCGGAGCAATTGCCGCGTTTGATGGCAGGCGGCATCGCCTCGGTTTGTTTGTCAACGAAAGCATGGCAGTCGTGGCAATCCTGGATTGTGCCGACAAACCGCTTGAAGTGGAGGGATATCTTGGATGGCTCGAGGCGCTGGTCGCAGAGGAAGGCGAATAATATTGGCTTTGATTTAGAATCGACTAGCTTCACCCGAAGCTAGCCGACATGTAGACTTCACTTCTTAGCTAACATTTTTTCTTGATTAGCTAACATTTTTTCTTGATTTGCCAATATTAGCTTTTGGTTGTGTTTAAATTCCTCTGAGGTTTTTCTAAATTCATCTTGATTTTTAAGGATTTTATCTTGGTTTGCTAGCATCGTTTTTTGATTTGAAAGTATTTGTTCTGTCGTCATAGCAACATCCTCCTTGTGCCCGACTTATGAGTTGCCATCATAGTGCATGATGACCCTCCCTGTGTGGCCGCCCGTTTTGGTTACGGTCTGACCAAGGTCAGCATAAAGAAGGCGGCCAGTTTCTACCTGGTCTTGATCAGAGCAAAGGCAAGCCTCAACGTTTGGAAAATTGGGAAAGGCGTACCGAGGGTCCTAAGCGCAACCCATGGTCAGAGCGGGTTGCGCCGCAGCGCTTTAGCTCGCTAGTTCTGATGTTCATAACCTCATAACTTTCTACAATCAACGCGTGTTAAATGTTAAACTCTTGCGATCCACAAGCTTAACGCGTGGAAAGCTGGCAACGTTATGGAAACACAGACACTTTCTCAGGCTGACTTTGCTCGTCACCGTGGCGTGTCGAAGCCGTGCGTTACGATTTGGAAACGGCAGGGCAAGATTGTCATGGACGGCCGCAAGGTCGACGTCGCGGCGTCCGAGGCTTTGCTTGACTCTCGGCCAGCCATTTATCGCGGCGGCGTCACAAACCGGGCGCCTGGCGAGCAGAATGTCCCACGCGCGTCACGTTCGGAAAAACCAAAGCCGAACCGGTCTACCGGTCGAACGCGGCGACCGGTAGAATCTGACAGCGAACCGCCTGCCGCGATCTTTGCCGCGCTTGCCGGGTTGCCACCGGAGCTGATTGCGGCGTCCGCAGGCTGGACGCTCGCCGACGCACAACGGGAGAAGGAACGCTATCTCGCGCTTCTAAGGCGCCACGAATACGAGCTGAAAAGCGGCGCCGCGGTGTCCGCCAAGGAAATCGAGCTGTTTCTTGCGGCGCGTTTCGGCGCTATCCGCGATCATATCCTCGCGTGGCCTGGCAAACTGGCCGAAATGTGTGCCGATCGAACCAGGGCCGAAATCGAGGAAATACTGCTACGCGAGGCCTATGAGGTGCTCGAGGAGCTCGCCGAGGGCCTGCCGACATGATGCAGGCCAATGGCGAGAAAATAGGCGATTTGTGGACGCGAGCCTGCCGGTTTTTCCGGCCACCGCCGCGCATGAATTTGATCCAATGGGCGGACAGCTATCGCCGCGTCGCGGCTAAGACCTCCGCCAACCCTGGCAAGTGGCGGACCGCGACGCAACCGGCGGCCTTTGGCCCCATGGCGGCCTTGTCCGATCCTGGCACGGCCACCGTTTCGGTCATGGCCGGGACGCAGATTCTTAAATCGGAAGTCCTGCTTTGCGCGTGCGGCTATTACATCGACCAAGACCCGAGCGCGATCTTGTTGGTTCAGCCGACAGAATCGGCGGCCGAAAGCTTCTCGAAAGAACGCTTCTGGCCAATGGCGCAGGCAACGCCGCGACTGGCCGCGGTGATATCGCCGGCGCGTGAAAAGTCATCTGAAAACACGATCACGCACAAGGATTTCCACGGCGGTTCGCTCGATTTTTGCGGCGCCAATTCGCCGACGAGCTTATCGTCACGCCCGAAGCGGATTATCCTTTGCGACGAGATCGACAAATATCCCCACTCTGCCGGCGTGGAAGGGGATCCCCTAAAGCTCGCCGAGGAACGGGCATCAACCTATGCGTCGGTTGGCCGGGCGAAGTTCCTTCGCACCTGCTCGCCGACCGACAAGGAAACGTCGCGCATAGCGAGGGAGTACGGCTTTTCCGATCAGCGCAAATTGTTCCTCGCGTGTCCTTATTGCGCACATGAGCAGATCCTGACATGGGCGCGCGTCGATTGGGACAAGGGCGAGACTGGTGAACATTTGCCAGAGACGGCCGGAATCAAGTGCGAGGCCTGCGACGTTCGCTGGACGGAAAGGGACCGCAGGACGGCGCTGAGTGCCCTTGAGCATGCGCCGGGGTACGGTTGGCGCCAGACCAAAGAGTTTGCGTGCTGTGGCGTCCTACAGAAGCCCCGGCAATGGACGGACGCCGGCCGGTCCGTTTGTGAACGCTGTGGCCAGCTCTCGCAGTATGCCGGACATGCCGGTTTTCATATCAGCAAGTTGTATTCCGCGCGCCACAGATTGAGCGACGTTGTTCGCGAATTCCTTGAAGCCAAAGGCGTCCCGGAGCTTCTCCGCAAATGGACAAATACCGCGCTTGCCGAAACATGGGAGTTGATGCCCGGCGAGGGTATCGACGGAACGGGCCTCCAGGCTCGTGCGGAACTTTATGGCGCCGATGATCTGCCGCTTGGTGTACTGACCATCACGGGCTTTTGCGACGTGCAAGACGATCGCCTTGAGGCGCAATTCGTTGGCTGGGGCCTCGACGAGGAGGCATGGCCTTTTCTGTATGAGGTCATCCATCTCGACCCGGCGCAGCCGCACGCGTGGCGTGAATTAAAGCAGCTCATTACGCGCACATTTCGCCGCTGCGACGGCCGAGTCATGCGGTGCGAGGCGTTCGGTATTGATAGCGGCGGTCATCATGGCGCGAGCGTTTACAGCTTTGCGAAAAGCCACCGCGGCCACCGCTTGTTCCCAACTGTCGGAGTTGGCGGCAGGGGCCGGCCGATATGGCAAAATCAGGCCCGGCGATCGAAAAACAATGATCTTTTTTGGAGGATCGGAGTTGATACAGCAAAGGACGCACTTTACAGCCGGCTCAGGATCGAACCAAACGCGGACGGCTCGCCAACGCCGGGATGCATTCATTTCCCCGTCGATGAGAATTTCGGCGAGGAATATTTTAAACAACTGACAAGTGAGCGTCGCGAGAAATTTTTCAAATTCGGCCATCCGGGCGTCCGTTGGGTATTGCCGAGCGGTAAGCATAATGAAGCGCTCGATACTTTCGTCGGCGCTCTTGCGGTTCGCGGTTCTCTACCGGGATGGCAAAAGGCCGCGCTTGGTTTCAGCGCCAGGCCAACCGCTCCGGCGGCGGCGCCTGTCAATCTGCCAGACGTGCCGCCGGAACTGTACGAACCGCCGGAACAAGCGGAGCAATCGGAGCGGAAAATGATTCCGGCAATCGACAACGTCACGGGGCGCGGTTGGCTTGACGGGGGCCGCGGATGGTGGGGGAACCGATGACAAAAATACTAGAAGCCATTAAGGGCGTGTTTGCGCCGCCGAAACCGCCGAAATCGTCGATCGAATATTTCGATCAGGCGCCTCCCCGCATCATGCACAGTAGCCTTGAGGCTGAGCGCGAACAACAAGCGGATGGGTGGTGCAACGGCTACGGCCGATACCGCACAAATGGATGGTTTAATAAGAGATAGCGCACTGCGATGACCCGGGAAGAGCACGCAATTTTTGACCGGTTTCGCGCCGAGCTTGACGAGCTCCGCGCGGAGAACCGCGATTTGCGCCGCATGCTCGAGACTCCGGCCGATGAAACTATTTGCCTGAAAGAAGCGGCGGGAATCGTCAAGCCAGCCGTTTCCGATGAATGCGTGCGCAAATGGCTGGTCGGCGGTGCTGGGTTCGGGAAAAAGATCGGCGGAACCTGGATGATTAACGAGAAGCTATTCCGCGAATGGCTGTCCATGCATCGCTGTGTGTAGTTGGGAATGTTGGCCAAAACCAACTCTAATTTGTGGCATGGTTCCTTATGCGAAAGGAATCGACAATGCCAAGCATCATGGCGCCGTTCAGTAATCTCTTCCGCAAGAAGCGGTCCTTGGACGATCTGCGATCGACACGCGATGAGCGTGTTGCTGCCCTCGAATTCTCAAGCATGTCTCGAGCCCCTCACCGATGCAAAGTCCCTGAGTGACATCCGCGTCTGCATCAACCTTGATCGCGGCGCCCTTCGCCGGACCGAGCATTTGTCTACTGATCTTACGGCCGTCCGGCGTTAGTTGTGTCCGCTGAATGCACCTTGGCTCGTCGGTTAAAACGTCCCGCATAAGGGCAATCATGGCGGGCGCGCGGTCTGGTCCGAATGGGCAGGAAGGGTGAAACCTTAAGACGCGATGCCAATCCGAATAATCGTCCAAGATCAGGCGCCGCGAATTCAGATAGCGCTCGGCAACTGAGCCTCGAATAACTGTCGCTTCGCGCCAAATTTGGCGCGCATAGTCAGTGTTTGGTGGGTCTTGATATTGTGGCTCAGCGCTGATTTTTGGCAGTCGCGATGGCGCACCTTTTTGCGGCGCGAAGGCTGGCATGCCGAGCCGGACACGAATGAAATCCTTGCAAGCGAGAGGATCGTCACCTGCATGCGAATGCACAATGAAACCGTCCGGCGCGGCGGCGGAAGGTGTCACGCTCAACGAGCGGTCGCTGCGGCTATGTCCGGGGCCCGGGCATGAAACCGACCGGCCGCAGACATCGCCGCCAAGGGCGTGCGCCCATGATCGGAGCTGGCTCATCTGTCGCCTCCGATTTTCTCGGGCAGCATGATGCGAAGGCATCCCCATGCGCTGAGCACGGCGAAGGCGTCATCAAATGAATAGGCAACCGAATGCGGCACGCCGAAGCGGCAACACCAAACTCGAAAGTCCTGTTGTTCGTCGGTCAGCGTTTCGCCGCGGCGTTTCAGTTCCAGTCCGTGGAAAAGTCCGGCGGGATTGATCAGCACGATGTCCGGCCAGCCCTTTTGCAGGCCCATGCGTTTCAATCGCGCGCCGGTGCGGACGTCGCGATGCTCTCCCGCCGGGAAGTGCGACCAGCGCCATGTAGGGAGTGCGTGGTCGCTCAAAACCTTCGCGACATCCGTTTGGAGCTTGCACTCCAGCGGGCGGAACGCGATCGCCTTGCGCGGACGCGGCTTCCTGCCTGAAGCGATCATTAAAAGGGGCGGCGTGCTCATGACCGCCCCCCAATAACGAAGAGCTCGGGGAATCGGTCTCCGCCATGGGCGCGAACGAGATCTACCGGCAAGGACCCGTAATTTTCGAGCGTCTCCCGGAGATCGCCACCGCGTTCGAGATCGGTCAAAAAATGGAAAAGCGCCGGCGGTCCTAGTGCGTGAAGCTTGGCGACAAGCCGTCTCCGCCGCGCGAGATCGGCGGCCGAAAGCGCTTGCAAAATCGACGTTTGGCTTGTAATTATAGGGCATCGATCGCGTGGGGCGATTTTCGATACTGTTCCGGGCTTGGGTTGCTCCGTCGCGCTTCCCGAGCCCGTTTCATGTTCGGGCATGGCGTTTTTCCATCAAGCGGGATCCGACTTGTCATCCGACGTTGGCGCGGGGCGGTGTGTGACTTAGCGTGCCTCCTGATCAGAGGAGGCCTTCGTCGTCGAGGCGAGCCTATCCACAAAATCGACGGGGATTTTCCGGCAGCCAATCAGTTCGACAAACGGTATCTGCCCCCGGCGCATTCCGTTGTAGACGGAAGCGCGACAAACGCCCGAAATGTCACAAAATTCGTCAATAGAATAGAATCTCCGCGCAAGCTGTGTGCGTGGCTGCGGCGGCCCTTTTAGTTTTGGCATGGGAGTACCCACTCCTGGTGAAAAGTGGGTACCTATTTATAATTTTAATTGAACTGAATCACTGCATATTTTTAGCGGTTTCGTGCAGTAACTTTTCCCAATGCCGCTGCATCGCCTGTATCGCGCGGCTTTCCCGCCGCTTTCTGTCGAGAGATTGTTTGTACTTTTCGCGCCGCGCCTTAACCTTGTGCCACAAACAGCGATAGAATTTGCGCGTACACATGCCGTAGTCTCCCGCAATTCGCGAGACAGCCCCTCTTTTCCGCACCTTGGCATCGATCCGATCAAGGAGATCTTCTTCGTCACAGGCGCCGCACCACACGGGCTGCAGTTGCCAATTGCACGCGAGCTTATGCGGCAGTCTCGAGTCCAGGATTTCGGCGAAAACATCGGGAAAGCCGGCGGGTAGCTGATCGCCGTTTCGCAGGAGCTGCGCTAGTTTTTTAACATCGGGCTCGTCGTTTTTCCCGCCATCGAAAAACGAAAGTAGAATTTTATCAGCCGGCGACGGAGAATAGTCACGGGGGTCGTCTGTCTCACTGGCGACCAGAATGAAATCGCGGACGCGGGCGAACCCGGCATAGTTCTCTCTAGGTATACCCAATTTAGCCCCGTTGTTTTGATATTGAAACCACATTGCCTGCGGGCAACCTACCGCAAAAATTTGCCCAAGCTGTCATCAATTCGCGGCGCTTCTCAAGCGCTGTCCCGCGGCGGTAAGCGCGTTCGACGGCGCTGCCCGTTGTATGCGCTAAAGCCTGCTCGGCGATCTCCCGCGGAAATGAAGTTTCCTCGCCGCACCAATCGCGAAAGCTGCTTCTGAAGCCATGCAGCGACGCACCGGCTGGCAAAAGTTTCGCCAAGGTTGTCGTGCTCGACATTGGCTTGCCGCCGCGCCCGGGGAAGATCAGGCCCGATCGATGCGGAAGTTGCGTCAGAATTTCGACGGAGCGATCGGACAGCGGAACGACATGCGCCGCGCCGGCCTTCATGCGGCTTGCTTCGATTCTCCATAGTTTCTGATCGAGGTCGATCTCGGCCCACACGGCGAGCCGCGCTTCGGACGGCCGCGTGGCCGTCAAGAGTTGGAATTCAAGAGCAAGGCGCGGAATCGACGTCTCTTTGCGCAGCCCCGCAACATATGCCGGGACGTCGCGATAGGGCATGGCGGGGAAGTGTCGCCGTTCGCCTTTCGCCCGGCGCGGCAAAACATGTGCGAGATGGCCTTTCAGGCGGAACGGGTTTTCGCCGGCGAACCAGTTGCGCGCCCGGGCAAAATCCATGATTTCTTCGCAGCGCGCGCGAACCCTTCGCGCCGTCTCTGGAACCCGGAGCCAAATGGATGTTAGAATCGACCTGGCCGCCGTGTCGTCAACCTTGTCGATCGGCATGTCGGTAATCGTCGCGGTGTAGCGCGCGACAGAGTTGAGCCATTGCTTCTTGTGAACGTCGCTCCAATTGGCGCACTTAGCCGCAAAGGCAATGCAGGCCACCTCACCAAACGTCGGCACGGTGACTTTGGCGGCCTCTGCGGCGGCTTGCTTGACGCTGAGAGGATCAACGCCCTTGGCAAGCAGAGAACGATACTCGGCGGCCTTTTCGCGCGCCTCGGCGAGGGTCACGGCGATCGCGGAACCGAGACCGGCCTCGCGCTGCTTGCCGGCGCGCTCGAACATGAAAACCCATGATTTGCCGCCGGTCTTGGTGACAGACAGATAGAGACCGCCGCCGTCACTGAGACGGCCGGGCGTCTTCGCGATCGCGACCATTCGAGCGGTGAGCTTGTGAAGCTTTTTTGCCATCGGGGCATGCCACCCAAGTGTGCGCGCTCGCACAGAAGCGCCCTCGCTACCATGCTATCGAACAGGCATGCCGACCAGTGAAGGAAACCGCCCATTCCCTAGGAACTACCCTAGTATGAAACGGCGCCATAGTCAATTATCAGTGTATACGAGTATACGGTTATAGACAGCTAAGTGTCTGATCTATCTATGCTTGTGGCGCAATTCAAGAGGGTAGGCGCGAGGATGCAATGTCCCTATCTCTCGATACTGCAAAAAAATTTTTCGACTTCCTGAAAAGTCTGATGATGATCAGCCTTTTTTCGCTGCTCTTCCTGATCTTCTGTTACCATTTCCGGGAACTC